CAATCAGAAATAACCAGAAAAAATAATAAAATTTTAGAAATAACAAACAATATTAAATCAGCAGAAACTATTTGTATTGAACTGGTAAAAGAGTCTGAGGATATTGATTCCGAAATACAGAAATACGTTAACTGCACAAATAAATCTAAGAAGTTATATGATCTAAGAGGTAAATTACAAAATAAATTAGATCGGTTGACCAAAGATAAATTGTTTTTTATTGAGAACGAAACATGTCCAACATGTAGTCAAGTTATTGGCGACGATGTAAAATCTCATAAAATTCAAGAGCATGATACTTTTCTTTCAGAAGTAAATGCAGGATTGACTGAACTTGAAAAACAACTTGAATTGAATCAAGAAGAAGAGAAAAAACTGGCAAGATTCTCCTCTAAACTTTTAGAGTTGAATAAACAAATAAGAGATATCAATAATAAGTGTAAGTATGACTCTCAGGTTATAGAAGACATTAAGAATGAAATATTTGATATTGAGCATAACCTTGAAAATAAATTAGAGGAGACTGAAAAACTAAAATCATTGAAACGTGATGTTAGTTCTATCGAGTCTAAATTAAATCAAAAACGAGAACAGATACAGTATCATGATTTCATCTATTCCTTACTCAAAGACAATGGAGTAAAATCTAAAATCATTAAAAATTATTTACCAGTAATCAATCAACAGGTAAATCGTTTTCTTCAAATGATGGATTTTTACATCAACTTTAATTTTGATGAAGAATTTAATGAAACTGTAAAAACCCCAATACATGAAAACTTTTCATATGAATCTTTCAGTGAAGGTGAAAAGCAAAGAATCGATTTGGCCTTGGTATTTACTTGGAGAGAAATTGCACGGATGAAAAATTCTGTAAATACAAATCTTTTAATTTTAGATGAAGTGTTTGATAGTTCTCTTGATATAAATGGGACCGATGATTTCTTAAAAATTATTAGATACATAGTTAAAGATGCAAACATTTTTGTTATCTCACACAAATCTGAAATGCATGATAAATTTGAAAATGTTATACAATTTAATAAGGTTAAGGGATTTAGTAAGGTATCATCATGAAGATTTTAGTTACTGGACATCGTGGATTTATTGGAAGAAATGTGTTTGCTGATTGGCAAACCACTCACAACCATTTAGTTGTGGGAATGGACTTTCCTTATGACATTGATAATTTTGTTGGTGATGATTATGACTTGATTATTCATTTAGCAGCATTTGCAAATATTAGAGAAAGTTTGGAGAATCCACAGAAGTTTTATGAGAATAATGTTGTAAAGTCTAAAAAAATATTTGATTGGTGTAGAGAGACAAATACTAGACTTCTATACGCTTCTTCCAGTGCTGTAGAAGAAGATTATTGGGAAAATCCCTATGCTATGACAAAGTGGATTAACGAACAGATGGCACCACCTAATTCTGTTGGGATGAGATTTACCACTGTTTATGGTTCAGATAGTCGTCTAGATATGATGTATAGGATGCTTGAGGATAAAACTGCAACTTATGTCACCAATCATAAAAGGGATTGGATTCATGTTAAGGATGTATGTCGAGCAATTCGTTATCTTGCTAATAGTAAAGTTTGTGGACCAGTGTCTGTTGGATCTGGTAAGTCTGTTTATGTTAAAGACCTTGCTGAGAAGATGGGAATGGGGCACCTGCCAGTTAAAGAACTGACTCCAGGGGAGAGACAGGACAATACGGCAGACATTACAATCCTAACTAGTATTGGGTGGTTTCCAACCATTAACGTTCTGGACACGATCAATGATTACTCCCAACTGGCAACACCATAGTAAAAAAGAACAAAAGCGGAAACTTAAACCGCAAGCACTTCGACAAGCAAAAGCACGAAGAACTGCTTTGCTGCGCCACTTAGACAAGTGTCACAAGACTTCCCATAACGGGGGGTCTTTTTTTGTAGTATAGGATCAGTTCAAACAAACACCATGCCTGTCAATCACGAAATTAAATCTCAACTCGCCAAACTACTTGCCACTGAAGATCTGGTGGTTGAACACAAAAAAGTTTCTACTGCTTGTTTTAACGTACATACAAGAGTGTTGACTTTGCCCATGTGGGATAGGGCTAGTAATATTGTATATGATATGTTGGTTGGTCATGAGGTTGGTCATGCTTTGTATACCAGTTATGATGATTGGAAAAAGGATTTTAAAATTCCAAAATCAATTATGAACATTGTAGAAGATGCTCGTATTGAAAAATTGATGAAGCGTCGTTATGCTGGCATTGCTAAAACTTTCTATAATGGATATAAAGAACTTAATGATGAAGATTTCTTTAGCATCTCTGATACTGATATTTCAAAGATGAACCTTGCCGATAGAGCAAATCTTTTGTTTAAAATTGGTAATTATGTGGATGTTCCTATTAATGAAAATGAGACACGTATCATTAATATGATTGCTGCTGCTGAGACATTTCAAGATGTCGTTGATGCTGCAACTGCACTTTACGAATTTTGTAAAATTGAGGATTCTACTAAAGGTGAAAATTCTACGAGTTCGGAGAGTTCTAACGAAAATTCTGAGACTCAATCAAGTTCTGAATTTATTGATTCGGAATCCAATGATAATAGTTCTGAATCCAATGATGATTCTACAGATGTAGATTCAAATGATGTAGATTCAAATGATGAAAAATCATATGGTGGCACCGCAGAAGATCAGTCTGAAGATCAATCTGAGAAAAACTTTGTTCCAGAAGTTAAGACTATGGATGCATTGAATGATGCTATTGAAAAACTAATTAATATGGATGGTGGTGAAAACAATTATATAGAAATTCCTAAACTAAATCTAGATACAGTTATTATAAAAAATACAAAAGTTCACGAGTGTATTACTCAAAAATGGGAATCTGTCGATGATGAGGCATTTACCTATGTCGATAGTGAGTATAATAAATTTAAACACAACTCTAAAAAAGAAGTTAGTTATCTCATTAAAGAATTTGAGTGTAAAAAATCTGCAGATCAATATTCTCGTTCTACTACCGCTAGAACTGGAGTTCTAAACACATCCAAACTTCATACTTACAAATTCAATGAAGATCTATTCAAAAAAATATCAGTAGTTCCTGATGGTCAAAATCATGGATTGATTTTCATTTTGGATTGGTCTGGATCAATGAATAGGGTTATGCTTGACACTATCAAACAATTGTATAATATTTTATGGTTTTGTCAGAAAGTAAATATTCCATTTGATGTTTATGCTTTTACTGAAGAGTGGCATTATCGACCAATCCAAAATTCGAACGGATTCCCAACATATCCACAACCACATTATGAGAAAGTAGAAAACGTTTTTTCTGTAGGCAGTTCATTCTCACTGTTAAACATGTTCAGTAGTGAGGTGAAAACTAAAAATCTTAATGAACAGATGCGTAATATTTTTAGAATTGCTTATTCTTTTAATAATTATCATAGTGGATGGGAAGTTCCTAATCAGTTGAATTTGTCTTCAACACCACTTAATGAAAGTTTAATCGCATTGCATCAGATTATCCCTCAGTTTAAAATTAAAAACAAACTTCAAAAAACTCATTGCATTGTTCTTACTGACGGGGAGTCATCTCCTATAAACTTCCACGTCAAAGTTACTCGTAATATTGAAAGTGAATCTTATATTGGAGTGAGATCTATCAACCAAAATTGTTTTATTCGTAATCGAAAAACTGGTATGGTTTATAGTCTTAAAAATGCACAGTGTTATAATTATAATAGTGCATTTACCAATGTACTATTATGTGATTTAAGAGAAACTTTTCCTGATGTAAACTTTATTGGAATTAGAATTGTTCCATGTAGAGATGCTACACACTTCATTCGTTCTAATAGTTCTTGGGATGATTATGATAAATACTGCTCTCAGTGGAAAAAACAACGTAGTATAGCATTGTCTGAAAGTGGATATCACAAATATTTTGGAATATCAGCTTCGATCCTTTCTAATGATGTTGAATTTCAAGTTGATGAAGATGCAACAAAAACTGCAATTAAAACTGCTTTTAAAAAATCTTTGAATTCTAAAAAAATGAATAAAAAGTTTCTAAACGAATTTATTGAATTGGTGGCATAGTATAAATAATACTAAAAGTCAATTACTATTATGGGTTCTCAAGAAATTAAATATCTCACCGAGGCATACTCAAATCTTTATTCTGAGTCTGAAACTGATTGTCAAGAATTGTATGATTCTTTTTTAGATTTATGCATTCTTGATGGGGGATTTACTACACTTGAGGAGTGTGAAGATTTTGCCGAGTTTTTAGTTGCGGATAATCTCGTTGAGGATTTCATAGTTACTCTTTTAGAGTATTATGAAGTAGAAAATTTAAACGAATCTTTTGAGTTCTTGGGTGAAAACAGAGCAGCAGCTCTTAGAGCCGTCATTAATGCTTTAAGTTCTGGGGGGAGATTAAAGGCAGGTTTAAAACCATTAACTGCACTTGGTAAAAAACCAGAGACTGTTGTGAAAGGTGCAGCAGCATCAACTTCCATTAGAGGCGCAAGAGCACAAAGAACTCCCACTCCAACACAAGAACCTGGAAAATATTTAAAATTGCTTCAGCAAAAAAGAACCCCCAAACCACTTTCCCCTCAGGGGCAAGAGATTAGAGATTTGAGTAAAAGGATGGGTGGTGGACTCATGGGGACTAGACCTACCCCCAGACCTAGTGGGGCTCCCGGTCTTGGAGATCCTATTCAAAAGGCTATTGATGTTGGTAGAAAGTCTAAAGAAGCACAACGTCTTGCTCT